CGGGGTGAAAGATCCCGAAACGTTGGCAGAGTTGAAGAGAGCGAGGAAGCTGAAGGCCGTTTTACATAAGGACGATCAGACACCGGAGCGATTGAGAGTTCGTGAGAAGGTCAGAGTGGCCGAGTATGAACTCTTTTCTAGAGAGCCAGGGAGTCGGAGACGATGATGGTAATGGAGCAAGGTATTTATAGTGTGTATGACATTAAGTGCGAGGCGTATTTGCCGCCGTTTGTTGCGCCGACGGATGGAGTTGCGTGTCGGATGGTTGCGGCTAACGCCTTGGTGGAAGGTTCCGACTGGAACCGTTTTCCTGGCGATTATACGTTGTTTCGTATTGGTGGATGGGAGGCTGATTCGGGGAAGTTGAATCAGGTTTCCCAGCACACGTTGTTGGGCTCGGTTCGTAAGATCCGAGCTGAGATTTTGATTGAGGCCGGCCAGGCCGAGGGTGCCGACCTGGCGCTAGCAGAGGAGGCTTAGTAATGGGCAATAAGATTGGTGTGACGCAGGCACAGCATAAATTTTCGGAGATTCAAGGTCCTTCGCTTCAGCGTTCTAGTTTTGATCGTAGCTGTGGTTTTAAAGCAACCTTGGATGCTGGTGATCTTGTGCCTATTTTTGTTGATGAGGCTTTGCCAGGCGATACTTTTGGTATGGATGCGACTTTGTTTGGTCGTGTGGCGACGCTTATAAAGCCGATTATGGATAATATTTATATGGATACATTCTTCTTCGCTGTTCCGATGCGTCTTGTCTGGGACAACTGGGAGAAGTTCATGGGTGCCCAGGACAATCCTGGGGATAGCACCGATTTTTTGATTCCGATTGCTTCGAGTCCAGGCGGAGGTTACGCGAATGGATCTCTACAGGATTACCTTGGGATTCCTACTCAAGTGGCTGCCCTTGATCATTCCAATATGTGGCCTCGGGCCGTTAATTTGATTTGGAATGAATGGTTTAGAGATCAGAATCTTCAGGATTCGGTAGTTGTTGATAAAGACGATGGGCCGGACGACCCAGCGGATTATGTGTTGTTGAAGCGTGGCAAGCGCCACGATTATTTTACTTCTTGTTTGCCGTGGCCCCAGAAAGGGGACGCGGTTTCGTTGCCTTTGGGCACGAGTGCTCCGATCACTGGGATCGGTATGGATACGACGACCGGTTGGGCCGGGAGTTCGGGCACGTTTAGGGAGACGGATGGTACGACGACCGTTGCGTATGCGTCCTACCAGGATGTGTCTGGTGGGGGCGATACGTTTATTGAGGAAGATCCGGATAATGCGGGCTATCCGAATATGCGGGTTGATTTGAGTAATGCGACTGCGGCTACGATCAACCAGCTTAGGCAGGCTTTTCAGATTCAAAAGCTGCTCGAGCGGGACGCCAGAGGCGGGACGCGTTATACCGAAGTGGTGAAGAGCCACTTTGGTGTTTCTTCCCCGGACGCTCGACTCCAGAGGAGCGAGTATCTAGGGGGCGGCTCTCAGCCGCTGTATGTTAAAGAGGTTCCTATTACGGCCCAGATTAACCTTGTTGCAGGCGATATCGCTGCGTTGGGTACTGCTGTGTCTACTGGGCATGGTTTTAGGAAGTCGTTTACCGAGCATTGTCTAATTCTCGGTTTTGTTTCGTTTCGAGCTGATCTGAATTATCAGGAAGGGCTCGAACGGATGTGGTCCAGGCGGACTAAGCATGATTTCTATTGGCCTAGCCTGAGTTCCCTGGGGGAACAGGCGGTGTTGAACAAGGAGATCTTTGCGGACGCAACGGGAGCTGATGACGATGTTTTTGGGTATCAAGAGAGGTTTGCTGAGTATCGGTATAAGCCTAGTCGTGTGGCTGGTCAGTTTCGATCTAATGATGCGACGCCTTTGGACATCTGGCATTTGGCGCAAGAGTTTGGGACGTTGCCGGTTCTGGATGACACGTTCATCGTAGAGAACCCGCCGATGGCGAGGATTATTGCTACGCCTTCCGAGCCTGATTTCCTGCTGGATTGTTTCTTCCGTTTGAAGTGCGCCAGGCCGATGCCGGTTTACTCTGTGCCCGGGATGATTGATCACTTTTAGGAGATAGTTATGGGCTGGATGGCCGCTGTAGGCGGTGCCGCCGGTGGACTCGGCGGTGGCATGATGGGCGCCGTTAGTGGCGCTATTACGAATGCGAAGAATTTGGAGCAGGCACGGAACGTGCTGTGGTTCCAGAAGCAGCTTTCTTTGAGTCAGTATCAGCGTGCGGCTGATGATCTGAAGCTGGCGGGTATTAACCCGATTTTGGCTGGAACGTTTGGCGGAGCTAGTACTCCGCCTGGTGCAATGATCCCGTTGAAGAACCCTCTTGAGGGTGCGGGATCTCTGGGCGTGACGGCCCAGAAGGCTGCCGAAGAAATGAAGTTGATGAGGGAGTTGCAGAAGACTGAGCGAGAGAAGCGAGTGAAGATGGGATACGAAGAGGCGTTGTTGGCTCGAAGTAGTGCCTATAAAGAAATTGAGCGAAAGATTCTGGCTACCCGAGTGCCGGGTGCTCAGATTGAGCAGTCGATTGACCAGGGCGAGCTCGGTAAGTGGACTCGTTACCTGGGACGGATTTTGCCCGGTTTGGGCACTGCTAAGCAGCTTTCGAAATAGGAGGTGAACATGAGTGAACCGATGGTTATTGCTCCTGGGATTATCCCGCGGAGGCGGGTTGTTTTGAGGTGTGAGGGCCAGGGCCGAGCGCATCAAGAGTTTAAGGAGGAATGCGATATCAACGTGATTGTGTCGAAGTGGCGAAGGACTCATTCGGTTACGCATTTGAAGCAGGGGATGCCCTGGTATGGGGATTTTACGACTGCTTCTGATTATCAGGATGCGATGAACCGTTGTCTTTCGGCGAATGAAGCTTTCTTGGATCTACCCGCGTCGGTGCGGGATAGATGTGGGAATTCCCCCTCAAAGTTTATGTCTATGATCGCGGACGAGGAAGGGCTAGAAGCCCTCGAGGAGGCGGGCCTTAAGGTCGATCGGAGGGATCCGCCTCCGGTCGAAAAGGTGGCGTCTAAGCCGCCTGAGGAGCCTGTGAAGGCGCCTGTAGAAGAAAGCTCGGGCTAGACCGAGCTTTTGGACCAGTTGTTGCACTTGATACAACTGGTATTAGTGACACCGCATGCTAGTTTGGTGGCTGTGGTGTCACGGAGGGAGAGGGGGTGACCCCGCAAGAGGTCAGACCCCCTCTCCCGTTTTTTTGGAGGTTGTATGGCCAGGAGAAAGTCGATGGGCAAGTACAAATCCAAGCGAGAGTACAAGAAAGGCAAGCGGGTGAACGGGAAGAATTACCGTACCGCACCTGTTCGTGGTGGCTGGCGGCTTTAGTCGTGGGCTCCTGTGTCTCTCCGATTCGCGGCTACCGAGGGCCTGGTGGCCGCGTTTCATTTTCCCCCAAAGGTAGTTTTTACGATTTGCATACTGAGGTGGCTTGCGGTCAGTGTATTGAGTGCCGTTTAGAGCGATCTCGTCAGTGGGCTACGCGCATAGTTCACGAAGCTTCGTTGCACGATGCCAATAGTTTTATCACTTTGACTTATTCAGATTTAGATTTGCCTAGTGATGGGTCTTTAGATGTTCGAGATTGGCAGTTATTCGCTAAGCGACTTCGTAAGCGCGTTGGTCCCTTTCGTTATTTTCATTGTGGTGAGTACGGCTCTGTTACTGAGCGCCCTCATTACCATGCATGTCTTTTTGGGGTTGATTTTGCAGACGATCGAGTTCTGCATAGTAATGAAGGAGGGAATGACCTTTATGTTTCCAGAACTCTTGAAGAAGTTTGGGGCAAAGGTTTTACGATGGTTGGTGAAGTGTCGTTTGAGTCTGCTGCGTATGTTGCGCGATACTGCACAAAAAAAGTTACTGGAGAGCGAGCGAAAGAACACTACGAGTTCGTCGATCGATCAACAGGAGAAGTCATCGACCGAAAACCAGAATACGCCACAATGAGTAGGCGGCCTGGTGTAGGTCGTGGCTGGTTAGACAAGTATTCAGATCAGGTTTATCCAAGAGATGAGGTTGTCATGAGGGGCAAGAGGTGTACGCCGCCCCGTTATTACGATGCTGTGTTCGGGGAGAAAGATCCCGAAACGTTGGCAGAGTTGAAGAGAGCGAGGAAGCTGAAGGCCGTTTTACATAAGG